CCGACAAAACCAAGCCGGAGAAGACGCCCGAAGAACGCGAGCGCCAGCGCATGCAGCGCGGCATCGACCGCCGTACGCGCCAACTTGCAGAGGCCAAAGCTGAAGCCGCACAAGCGCGCGCCCAGCTTGAGGCCTTGACGAGAGGCGCGCAGCAACGAGACAATGCAACCAAGCAAGACGATAGCGAACCCCTCACGCTGACCCGCGAGCAACTCCAAGAGTTTGTGAAGGCCGAAGCCGCAAAGCTGGCGCCCACACTCAAGGAGCAGAACGCCGAGGTTGAGCGCCGCCAGGGTGTTGTCCAGTCACTTGCCAAGACATGGGGTCAAGAGCGATTCAATGAACTGTCGTCCGATCTGGATGACGCATTCGGAGGCCTCACAGACAGTAGCGGTCGGCCCAAGCCGGCCATGGAGGCTGTCTTTGAATCCGATGAACCCGCGAAGGTCATCGAATACCTCGCAGACCCAGAGAACGCTGACGAAGCTGATCGCATCGCACGCATGAGCGCCATTCAGGCCGGCAAAGCAATCGCCCGCCTTGAAGACAAGCTCAAAGCTGATGCAGCGAAGGCCAAGCCTCAGCCATCGAAACAACCACCACCGCTCGAAAGCGTGCGCGGCCAAGGCGGCGCACCGGGCGCACCAGATCCAAGCGACACAAAGGCCTGGATCAGGTACCGCAACGAGCAGGAACGCAAGGGTCTTGCCTGACCCGCACATCGATCAACTTCTAACGCCGAGACGGCGCCGAAGGAAAGAAAATGGCAAACGCACTCGTCACCTCGACCGTTATCACGAACGAGGTTCTCCGCATCGCTCACAACGCATCCGCGTTTCTGGGCAACGTCAACACCGATTACAAGGAAGCCTGGACCGGTGAAGTCAAGCCAGGCTCCACGGTCAAGGCCCGCGCCCCCGTGCAGTTCACGCACCGCGATGGCGAAACCGCCAACGTTCAGGACGTCACCGAGCGCTCTGTGGATGTGGCCCTGCAGCCTCTGCTTGGTTTGGACTTCGCTGTCGGCTCCACCGAGCTGACATCGTCTGTCGGCAGCAATGGCAGCGTGGACAAGGCATTCAAGGAGCGCTACCTGAAGCCGGCCGGCCTGAAGCTGGCCGCCCTGCTGGACTATCGCATCGGCACGATGATGAAAAACGGCTTTCACCAGATGGTGGGCACGCCTGGCACCCCGCCTGCCAGCTTTGCCGACCTGCTGAACGCTGGCGTTCCGCTCGATCGCATGAGCGTTCCGCGCGATGGCATGCGCATGGCTGCCATTGAGCCCGGCGCCAACGCCACCATCGTTGCCGGCCTGTCCACATTGCTCAACAACAAGGAAGTGCTGGGTGAGCAGTACAAGACGGGCGTTATCAAGACTGGTGCCGGCCTGGATCTGGCCATGAGCCAGAACGTGCCGAGCCACACGGTCGGCCCCCTGGGCGGCACACCGCTGGTCAACGGCGCAAACCAGGGCCTGATCAACGCGGGCGCAACCGACAACCCCTATTCCGCCACGACCTCCCTGGTCACTGACGGCTGGACGGCTGCTGCTGCTGCTCGCTTGAATCAGGGCGACACATTCACGCTGGCCAATGTGTATTCGGTCAACCCCGAAACCAAGGCCAGCACGGGTGTGCTCCAACAGTTCCTGGTGACTGCGAACGTGTCGTCTGACGCGTCCGGCAATGCAACCATCGTGATCAGCCCGGCCATCATCGCGGGCGGCGCCTACCAGAACGTGACCGCACGGCCCGCCGACAACGCAGCGCTGACGATCACATCCGGCTCGGCCAGCACCACCTACACCAACAACCTGATCTGGCACAAGGACGCCTTCACGTTCGTGTCACCAAAGCAGGAGTTGCCCAGCGGCATGGACATGGCCTACCAGGCATCGTTGGCCGACGAGGGTGGTGTATCCCTGCGCTTCGTGCGCGGCTTTGACATCACGAACAACCGATTCATCAGCCGCTTCGACATCCTATGGGGTGGCGCCGTGACTCTGCCGAACTTCGGCGTTCGTCGCACCAACTGATCACCGCGCGGGCTTCGGCCCGCCTTCAACTTACAGAAGGAGCCACCATGGCAACCATTCCATCCATTCCGCGCATCGCCCCAGGCGGCCCCATGGACACTTTGAAAGTGTAATCCACATGTACCCCCTGAACATGCAACTGCCAGCGCCAGCCATCGGCTTCGCTGTGGCAAACGACGAGGCCGAGCATATCAGCCTCACCTCTCACGGCTACACGCCGGCCTATGTTGCGCCTGTTGTTGAGGCCAAGGCGCAGAGCAAAGATGCCGTTATGGCCGAACTGGACGCCGCTGGCATCGATTACGACAAGCGCCTGGGTGTTGAAAAACTGGCCGCCTTGCTGCCCAAGGATTGACCGGTGACGCGCGCGCTTGACATCATCGTTGACGCTTACGAGCGCTGCAACCGACTGAGCCCGGGCGAGTCCCTGAGCGCAGACGATGCAGCGTTCGGCCTGCGCCGGCTGAATCTGCTGGTCGACGAGTTGAGCGCGCAGTCTCTGGCGTTGTTCCGTGATGTGCTGACAAGCGCAGCCCAGACGGGCAGCATCACGCTGGGCGCCGGTTCGTGGGCAGCCATTGCGCCGGGGTCGCAGATCATCAGCGCAGCGTGCGACAACCTGCCAATGCTGCAAATCACAATGCAGCAGTACAACGAGCAATACCGGCCATTCGTGACCGGCACGCCGTCTGTCTACGCTCCAGATGGGTTCTCAACCATCTTCCTGTGGCCCACTCCAACAGGCCAAACCATCACGCTGCAGACCCGCAGCACGGTTTCTGAGTTCGCAGACCAAACGACGGATTACACGCTTCCGGATGGGTGGGCAAATGCCCTGGGCGCCGCCCTGGCTGTGCGAATTGCACCCAACATCCTCGGTCAGATGCCATCCAGCCTGTTGGCGGCAGAAGCCAAGGCCATGGGCGCGGTGGACAAATACGAGCCTGCAATCGTGGATGTGGCCGGCTACAGCGGAGCGCGTGCGGTGTACCCGGCGCGGCTGTTCTGATGGCCGGATCGCCATACGTCCAATGCGCTGGCCCAAGCTACCACTTGGCAGACCGAAAATCTGCCATTCAGCGCGCCGTCAACTGCTACCCGCAGCGACTTGACGGCGACAACTGGGTGATGGCCAACACGCCCGGTGAGGTGCAGATTGCAGATCTTGGCGCAGAGGTGCGCGGCTCTCATGTGGCAGCCGGGCGCTGGTTCGTGGCCGCTGGCGACACGCTGTATGAGGTCACCTCAGCCGGAGCAACAACCACGCGCGGCACGCTGAGCACGTCAAGCGGGTTTGTCGGCATGGCTCACAACGCCAGCCAGGTCGCCATCGTTGACGGCAACAACCTGTACGTTTTCACGTTGGCCACAAACACGCTCACGCCCATCACATCGCCAGGCTGGCGCGGATCGCGCGACGTGCACGAGCTGGATGGCTATTTCATCTTCGTTGACCCTGACACGGATCAGTTCTACCTGTCCGCCATTGACGACGGCACGAGCCTGGATGCGCTGGACTTCAGCAGCGCTGATTCGGCACCAGACAACATCGTCGCCCACCGCGTCAGCCATCGGCAATTGTGGCTGTTCGGCGAGCTGTCCACTGAAATCTGGATCAACTCGGGCGACATCGCTTTCCCGTTCGTGCGCTACTCGTCATACACCCTGGACGTGGGTTGCGTTGGCCCGCGTGCATCCATCCGCGCCGCTGACACGCTGTTTTGGATCGGTCAAACTGAGCGCGGCACCGGCCTGGTCTACATGGCTTCAGGCAATCAGCCTCAGCGCGTGAGCAACAAGGCCGTGGAGCAGGCATTGCGCGGCAGCACGGACTTGTCGCAGGCCACTATGTGGACCTACCAAATAGAGGGCGCCGAGTTCATCGGTATCACGGCGCCTGGTGTTGAGACGACATGGGTTTATGACGCTGCAACGCAGCAGTGGCACGAGCGCGGCGAATGGTCTGCAGGTTGGCAGCCGCTGCAATCGGGCCTCGTCACGTCATTTGCTGGCCAGCACTACGCCGGAACGCAGGACGGGAAACTGGTGCGCCTGGACGATGAGGTAAACACCCTGAACGGCCGCCACCTTGTCCGCGAGCGCACATGGCCACACATGAAGCAGCCCAGTGCTGAGCCTGTGACCTATTGCGGTGTTGAGCTGCAGATGACAACCGGCCACGGCGGCAATGTGACGCTCGAAATCAGCAACGACGGCGGGGCCACATTCGGGCCTCCACTGCTGCGCTCTCTTGGCGCCATCGGACGGCGCATGCAGCGCATTCGCTGGCTCGGCCTGGGTTCAGCGTTCAATCGCGTGTTCCGCATTCGCTGCTCCGATGATGTGCCGTTCACGATTCACTCGGCCACGGTGGACACGCTATGAGCACGCTTTCGCTTCCTCAGGCACGCATACCGATCGGCTGGGCGATGGTCGCGGGGAGTCGCGTTGCCGTCGAAATTGACACGGAATGGATGCGGGCTTTCACGGTCATCAAGGACCGCGTTGGCGGCGTTTCCGGTCCGTCCGTCACGGATGTAGATGGCATGCTGTTCGCGCCCATGCAGCCACCATCGTTAGAAGCTGCCCATGCCGATCTGACGCAGCCAGGCGCAGGGCCTGGCGATGTGGCAGCAGAACTGATGCAGCCCGACATGAATCAAACCATTGAAGTCTGGAGCCTTTGATATGGCAACACGTACCCCGATCACGGTCCTGATTGATCAATTGACCACCACTGCGGCTGATACGGCCTACACGGTGCCGGCAAACAGCATCCTGACGATCAGCGCAGCAACACTCAACAACTCGACAGGTACCGCGCGCACGGCAACCGTCAATATCACGCCGAACGGTGGTTCTGCGCTGGCGCTGGTGTCGGCCCTGCCAGTTCCTGCGTCCGGGAGTGCGCCGACAACGGTGTCCGGCCTGGTCGGCCAGACCCTGACGGCTGGCGGCAAGATCGAGATCGCGGCGGATGCCAACACTGC